ATTGTTCCAATTATTAAAATACCGTTTATAATTATCAAAGCTATAAAATACAGAATTGCCGCTGGTACAATAATTTTTCTTAATAATATTACCAAGAAATATAAAACATGAGTAACAACTAACACTATATATAAAATAGGTCTAAAAATCATCATTAAAAATGAATACAAAATATAGATAATATCAAATCTCATATTAGAATCATTCGTTGGGAATTTATAATTTTCACTCTCACAACTATCATCAAGAATATTTTTAACACCAATAAATCTATCAGGCGCTGTTCCGTTTCTATATTTGTCCATTAATTGTGACACAGTATAAACTTTATTATATTGCATAATATAAAATTTATCATCACAATTGATTGCCTCTTGTATCATATTACGACCAATATCCGCTTTTGGTCCTGATGTTGTCCCCGTATAACCATAATCCGCCCAATCTAAACTAAACGCATATGATTTCATCGCCAAATCATAAGATGTGTTCAAACCTCTACTACTACTAATCAAAGGGTCACTCCCACTTGTTGACCAACCGTGTTCTTTAATATTTGGTAATAAAAAATAACCTCTTTTAATTCTTTCCGATAATGATGGTGGTTGAGTCCATTTAACTTTAAAACGATATTTACCTCTAGTCGGTATTCCTTTTTTAGGGTCATTGGATAATACTTGTTCACCAAATTCATTAGTTATATAATAATCCAAATTCATTGGGACATCCACTAACCACGTTCCATTTTCATCAATAACTTTACCACCAGCCTCTAAATCAATTGATTCTAATATTGGTCTACCATCACTGTCCTGTAAAATAGTTTGTCTAATTGCCAATATTTCACCTGAATTTGTAGTTAAATTACACAAATACCCCCCTTTACCTCTGACTTTACAAGTTCTTTTTATCGCAGCATCATCATTTGTCGAAATTATAGACCCCATAAAAATAGCTGTAGGTGTTATATTAATACCTGATTCAGAAGATAAATCAAAATCTGTTCTAGTAATACCTAAATTACATATTTCAGGTTGACCCCACAATGGTTCGACTTGAATAATTCTATTTATTGTGATTAATTGAGGTAATTCTCTTAAATTAGTTGACGATTTGAATGTTATTCCCGCAACTTGTGAAGGTGTTGCAATCCCCATTCTAATTAAATCTTGTGGTGATAATGAAAATTCTCCAATATCCGATAAATCAATATCAACTACAATAGTTTGACTTCCAATTGGAAGTCCAAAAATCATATAATCACCACTAGAATTTGTTACTGTAGAATATTTATAATACTTATCATAAACTTTAATTAAAGGTGGGTCAACTAAAACATCTTTTCTTGTGAAAAATGTTCCTGTTGGTATATGAGCACTATAGGATGGTTTATACGGTAATAAATTATATCTATAACCATCTTCATTTAAATCGGTTAATGTTTTGTATGGATATATTTCAGAAATTTCTGGGTCCAATTCGTCAACACTATCTAAGGGTATAAAAACAGATACTTTAGCATTTGGGATACCAAAACCATTATTAACACTTACTCTACCTACAAGCACACCATAATCTGAACATTGCCTTGTATAAATTTGACTTTGTAATATTTTTAGAGATAATATTTCTAAATACTCAAATTCTTGGTCTATTAAAATTTTTATAGATTTATCAACACCAGGTTCCGTTCTTATTCTATATGAGTTTGACATATTAATCTTTTTAAATAAATAGTTTATTTACTATTTTAAAAAGATAATACATATTATTTCAAAATAAATTGTGATTAAAATTTATATTTTTTAACCATTGTAATTGGATTTTGATTATTTTCAACATAGTTTTTAATCAATTTATATAAAATAGGGTATATTTCATTATCAATACTTGTATGTGTTGTATTAGGGATTTCGATTGTTATATGATTTTTATCAACCCTCAATGGTTTTCCACCCGAATTAGTGAAAAATTTAAAATTATCTGTCCATTTTGGTGATGTAAAATTAATTAAGTATTGAACATTTTTTGGGAGTATATAATCAATATTATTATTTTTTTTATTTGCTGGGTCAAGTAATATTACCATCTCAACAAAAATATTTTGTTTACTTAATCTATCAACCACTTGTAAAACATTATCCCCTCCAATACTATGTCCAATTAATATTACCTTACCATTAGGGTTTAATGACTTATAATAATAGATATTTGTAAACACATCTTCAGTTGTTAAATTCTCACTATGAGAACCTACATATGTTAAAACTTGTGTATTATTTTTAAATTTATTTGATTTAATAAACCCTAACCCATTTTCATCTCTAGATTTTATAATATCAACTTGAGTTTTGTTTTTTTCAACAAAATCTTTAAATGGACTATTAGCACCTTGTACAACAACCACTAAATTATCTGTAGTTTTTTTCACATATTCTACCTTATATTTTTTGGTTTCAAATTTTCTATCAACAATTTCCACACCAATTTCGTGACCAATAAGTTGGATTAATAGAAATACCATTATTGATGTTCTTAGTGTATTGTTTTTACCCTCTTTTATTATTTTTTTTAAATAATAAATAAACACTGGAACCCCAACCCATATTCTAATATTTAAAATTATACTAATAACAAACCATTGGGCCCAAGTCCCATTATTCCCTTTTATCGCATCAAATAATTCTATTAAATAATCCATTTAATAAAAATAATTGATTTTTTTTAAAAATAAATCTTTAAGAGAAATTAACGGTTTTAAGATTCTTAACTCTAATGTTAATATCTTTACTAGGGTATCTAACTTGGTAAGTCTGTTTTGGTTCCGCAAAAATGGTATCATCCACCAACTCAATTTGTTTTGTTTCAGAATCAGAATATCTTTGAGATGTTTGAGATGAAGAATATTGACCCCCCACTTTATTAAAGAACAATATATCTGATAATGAAATTACACCATTCTCACTTTGAATTAATCGTCTTAATTCTGATACATTAACATTTTCCCCCATTTGTCTGTTAGTCGGTGCGAAGTAATCCGACACAATGTTTATCACTTTAGAAATGATTGCTCCCTGATTTTGTGTATTATCTAATACAATATCAACATTAACCCCTAAATCAATCACATTGGCAACTTCAATAGAAATATAATCATTAATCATTCTATAATTTGACAAATAGTTTGCCACATTATGTTTTAAAGTATCTGAAACAATTTCAGTAAGACTACCATTTTCATCATAAGACAACATTTGGATTTTTATCTTATTATTTTCTTCAGTTATAGAAACTTTTGCCGGCGCCCCGAATTGAGACGGCATTAACCTAATTAATGATTCATAATCATTTACGGTTACCGCTCTATTTTGAGCAGCAAAATTATAAGTAACTAAATTTCTAACTTCTTCTGTTGTTGGGTAATTACCTCCTCCGATTGCCGCAGTAACATTTGTACATCTTAATGAATTAATAACACTAGTGTTGATAGAATCTGAAGGTCCATTAACACTAAATGAAACAGTCCCTATTTGAGTAATAACATTAACCCCCAAATTTGAACCTGTACCCCCACCAATCCTATATTGGATAAAGATTGTACTATTAGATTTAAGAATACTACCTAACCCTAAATTATTGGAATATTTATTTAAGTTCATTTCGTACCCATTTCTAGCAAACTCTCTTAATTGTTCGTCAGCAGATTGACTACCCCCACCAAATGTGATTTTAAAAAACCCTTCTGGTGTATATTCTGTTATGAACTTATCATTAGTTGACATATATTTACCAACTTTTATTCCAGGTTGGTCGGACACTTTAGTTGGGTCTTCGATAAAAACTCTATCCTGAGCCAATGCTTGCACTTCATACCATCTATCGTCTAACCCTAAAAATTCTTGTGCAGACGGGATGTTCGCATATTGAGTACCGTCTTTTAATAAAACACTCGTTACCCCCAAAACATTTTTTTCAGGTAAAAACATCTCAAAAAATGGTTTAACATCATTTGAGGTTACAACTCTTTTGAATACTTTTGTAATACCATTAACTATTGTTTCTCTTTTAGTTATTGTATAGTTCAATAATTTATTATTTGAATCAAAATTTGGTATCTTTAATCTGTTAGGATATCCATCGGCATTTAATGGTGATGAAAAATCAATATCGTACACAGTTTCAAAAACTTGTCCTGCACCAATAACTTGAGAACCTCTTCTTAATATACCACAATACCTTAAATCTTCTTTATCTCCATAAGCGGGAACTGTAATTGAGAAATCTACTAAAGCAACTGATGGTCGTTGACCCGGAACTTTTAACCCATAAGTTCTTGCAATATTATAAATTGATGACCTCTGTTGAGCATATTGTAATACGGTCTCTTGGATACTTCTATCAATATTAAATTGTAGGTTATCCGTTACTGCAGCATTTAAATCAATTAATACCGAAAATACGGAAGCGTCGTTAAAGTTTTCAATAGTATCCGGATAATAAGTTTTTGTAAAATTTATTAATTCCGTTCTGATTGCTTGGAAGTCTCTTGTTGTGTATGAAATTTTTTTATTTGCCATATAACATTAAATATTAATAATTACAAAATCTTTTTGATTAAACACATCATTGTTAAGTCTATAATCAATTCTAACTTTAGCGGTATGTTCTTTAGTTCCTATACCAGGAACCCTATATACTCTATCATCATTACTATCAATATAAGTACCTTTATCCTCCTCACCATCTGACGCGGCGGTAATACTAATATTTATTATTGTGATATTAGGGATGTAGTCTTCCACTGAAGACCTAATTTCAGCATCTATATCCGAAAATGTTGGACCATCTAAAGGTTCAAAAATAAACTCATATAATCTAGTTCCAAAATCAGGTAAATAATATCTAGTACCTTTTCTTGTTAATAATAAATGAACCAGACTACTTCTAATCTCTTGGT